TATTGCTCATGCTTCCTCCTCTTCGTATCTTTTTCTTAATTGTTTTATGTAGTCTTTCATGTGTTTAACATTTAGCCATTGTTGTCCATAATATTGAACAATTTCTTTATCTGTCATGCTTCCTCCTTTGATGATTTAGTTAATCCAGATACATAACAAGAAAGCTCGCCGCTATCATCAAATAGAAAATTCTTGTCTATATATTTCTTTTTATTTTTCTTACCATCTTCTGGATTGTCTACCCATTCAAATTCCTGTACATCAACACTAAAACCGCCGATAATATTAAGATCTATTTTTAAAGTATTACATCCATACTGATTTTTTAAGTATGCTGTTATAGCTTCTTCTAAGTCGTGTATATCTAATTTAATTTGCATTGTTTTCTCCTATATATTGATAAATATTGCTACTGTGAAATCAGAAAGTTTAAATACGCTATAATCTAGCTCTAAGTCTCTAGCAAAAGCATTACAATCAAAGTACATTGACACG